CACCTCTTGGTACAGACTGATTATTATCCTGAAAAGAAATTTCAAAATCAAGAGCATAATCTCTTGGCTTAGCTGGTAAAGAACTAAAAACAATTCTACCTCTTGTTAATTGTCTTTTAAGAGATTTACTTAAATCTGGACCAGACTCAGCAACAAAAATACCAAGCTTTTTATCTCCATAAATATATCCACCATAAAGTATATTACCTAACATAGATTATACTCCAGCATAAATAATTGGATTTTCTGATCTATTTTTACCTCTTGAATCAAGTCCACCAGTTGGAGCAGTTGGCATATTCCGAGAAGTACTACAATCTCGAGCAGATCCACCTAAACCTCCAGTATGAATACTTCCATATCCATATTGTTGATGTGTATGACTTTTATTTTCATCCTGTTGAAGAGTACCAACATAATCTCCAATAGTACCATCTCCTCTATCTGATCTATTAGAACAACTTAAAGAAACTCCAGTAGAAGTAATTGTAGCAGCTTGACTAATTATAATAATTGTTGCTGAATAAATTGATGTTATTGTTGTATTATTTGGAATACCTGTACCAGTAATACTCATACCAACTTCTAAATTTGAAGTACTTGCTATATTATTTATCGTAGTATTTGAATTTAAATCTCCAGTAATATTTTGTTCTGCTCCAATATCAATCCCTTTATTATTATCCCAATATCTTGGAAAATAACCTAAAGCATCCATAAGTAAAAATGAAGTATGATAATAATGAGTTCCAGATCCATTATCAGTAAAATTAACAACTGATCCACCAAGAGTTAAAGATACTTGAAAAGTATCATTAGTTTTATTTATAATATAATAATCAGTCTTTATTGTTAAACCTAAAGGAAGATCATTATTAGAAGATGTTAACCAAATAATATCTCCATTAGATCTTCCATGAGCTGCTTTAGTAAAAGTATTTGTAGAAAAATCAGATGTAAAAACTTCACCAGAATCTAATCCATAAGCACCTTGAAGAACTAAATGAAGTTTGTGGTATGTAGTTATAGATTTTGCACTTCCATCTCGAATTAACCACTTTGCTGGAGGAGTTTCTACAGGCCAAGTTCCTAACATACCAATAGGTATTCCAAAACCAAGAGCAGTAGATAAATTATTTAATTGAGTTTGAATATTTGAAGTAAGTCCAGATAAATAATTAAAAATAGTAGTTGAAATAGAATTTAATGTTCCTGTAAAAGTAATATTTCTACTTGTTCCAATATCTCTCATAGAAGTAATATCATTCATAGATACTATATCATGCATAGAATCAATATCTACCATACTTGTAATATCATTCATACTTACAATATCATTCATAGAATTAATATCAGTCATAGAATCAATATCTATCATAGAAGTAATATCATTAAGATTTGTAATATCTTTATTATTTGCATGAAGATTTTTATATAATTTATTATCTTGAAATCCTTCTAAGATCCATCCACCACCTCCACCATCTAATGTAGAATCATAAATAAGTATACCAATCATTCCAGCAATAATATCCCCAGAACCTAAATTGATATATATATTTCCAGATCTTCCATAAACCTTTTTTAATCCTAAAGCATTACAAGCAAATGTAACTACTCCAGTACTGGCATTAGTAAATTTAACTTTTACAAGATTTCCAGAAACATATGAAGTTATTGCTGGATCAAATACAGCAGTATAAGCATTAGTTCCAGAGGCTATTGCATAATTTAATTTTCCACTTTGAATAACATCTTCAAGTTCATCTACTTTTCCTGCACTAAGAACTAAAGCTATATTATCCCCAGAACTCCATGCTTTTGCAGTAGATCCTTCTTGAGCCCTGGTTATAGCAAATGTATCACTTCCCGTAAGAGTCATTTTTACAATTTCTCTATTCGTATCTTCTCCAGGACTTGAATAAGCATTTCCCCATATAGCACACATAAAATATCCTGTAGAAGGAAATTTACTCCCTTCACCAGAAGTTACAGTTAAACTTGTTCCACTGATAGTTATTCCACTTGCAAGAGCAGAAAAAGCAAAATTTTTATTTTTAAGTAAACTCATAAAACACTCCTTTTATTTTATTCAGGAAGATCTTCTTGAGTAATCATAATATTTGATACTGTTAATGCAGCACCATCAGCAACAGTTTGTACACCATTTGCATCCATCCAAATAACTATTGCATCAGTAAAATCATCTCCACTGGCAGTATCTGTACTATCATTATAAATAATTGCCCCAACAGTACTAATACTTCCACCTGATGCTGTCCATGTACCATTTAAAAATGTTACTTCACATCTATCCTCTACATTATCTGTAGTAATAGCATCAAGAGTTAAAGTAATTCCACCTACTGTATAACCATTTCCAGTAGGTAACTCATATGCAGAAACATCACTATAAGATCTATGAGTATCCTTATTAAATGTAAATCCTAAATCCATAAGAATCATTTTAAATGTATCAGAATCAAAATCCATTTGTGCTTTCATTAACATTGTCTTATAACTATTAGGTACTTGATTAGCCATATCTATCTCCTCTTTATATTATTTATATCCAGCATTTGGGGCACCTATAACTACTTGCCCATTAAAATTACATATTGCCATTGCTGTAGGAAGTTCACTAAGAGTATAATTTTTTGTCTCTGGATTTCTTTCAACAGAAACTCTACCATTAGAAAGATATGCATAATCATGATAAATAACAGCTGACCAAGTACTTCCTATGGATAATCCAGAAATTTTACTCTCTAATCCATATCCACTTTTTTCCCATATCTGATCTGCCCCACAAACAATTACAATATTAGGGCTAATGAATATTTGAGGATAAGGAAATCCATCAGTAATTTCATGTGTTTCAAATATTGAAAGTTCTTCAAGAATTTTTAACACACCTTCTCTACCAACTGCACCAAAACATTCAATTAATCCATGTTGATTACGTACATTTTCCTGACTCTTTCTTAATCCTTTAGATAAAGATGTAGAAAGAATAGGTAAAGAAAATTTTCCATTTCGTAATACTTCCATTTTAAATTATCCCATTATCACAAAAACCATCATTATTATTATTTAAAGATAATTTATTCTTTTCAATATCAGTTAAATCAGAAACTTTTTTATCAAGCTCATGGAAAGTTTTAACATTATCAACATCTAATTCTTGTTTCATTTTAATCTTTTGTCTAATCTCAGGAATTGCTTTTTCCATAATCTGCTCTAAAGAAAGTGTTAAATTTTTTCCTTCTATTTTTCCTACAACATCAACAACTACATCTTTATGTTTTTCAAATTCTGGATATTTTTTATAAAAATCTTTTTTAACTTTATTAGCTGTAGCTTGCTGAGCCATTAAATTTCCTATAACTTTAGGCATTCGAGTAAGTACTCTTTCAATAACCAAAGATACAATATTATCTACTTGCTCATTTGTTAAATCATATTTAACTATTTTTTCCTCATTTACTTGATCTTCCATTCTTCACCCCTCTAATTGAGTTATTCCATAACTTTCTTCTTCAACTATATCAAAGTTAATTTCTTTAACATCATCCTTAATTGCTGATAACCAATTTTTTGCATTTTCAGTTCCCCTACTAACTCCTTCTAATTTATACAAAGCAGCTCGAATAAGTAAATCAAACTCTTCTAATGTCCAATAATTTTCATCATTATCATTACTCAATAGTGCATTTTTAAATAATCCATTAACTTCAATTATATAATCTTTATCTGCAGGTGAAGCAAACAACAATCCACGGTAATCATAATTAGTATCTGCCTCATTCCAGGTTTTATTTAAATAAACCCCTAAACTATCTCTATCAGTAGTCTCTAAAGCCCTTAACTCAGCCAAAGAAAAATATCTTGGAGTTCCTGAAGTCATTGAACTTACTGGAGTATTAAAAAATGTTTTCATAAGGTTTAAATCAATTTTTTCTAATTCTCTTCTATTTTCTCTATCATTAATCCAAGCACTAAAAATAACTCGACAATGATGTTGAAAGGTAATTGAATATTCATTAATAGATAATGGAAAATATAATTTTGCTTTTTCTGAATATCCATTACATAATCTACCCAACATTTGTAATCCATTATTTATATAATAGTCCATCCCATTATCTGCCCATGATGTAGTATCAACAATGAGATCATATCGTCCAGATAATTCTACAACCTTTTGCCTTATTTCTTTTAAATTCATTTTTACCTCATAAAATTAAAAAGGGTAGAAAAGATTTCCTACCCTTTCTATAGTCTGTTCACTTTTGAACCGTTAATTAAATCTATTTACACTGAATTATCCTGTCCAAATCCTGTAAGATATAACCAAGATTTTGGGTGATGGTACTCAAGTCCAGCTTCAGTGAGGAACTCTTCCTTAATTCCATCTTTTCTGCTCCAGCCAGTATTAGTTTTACCAATACCTTCACCAATAAAATGAGTATCCCTTCCAGGAAGATGCTTATAAATAACATTCTCTGGCTCAAAAACTACCATAATATTTCTGGTAGTTACTTCTTCTGACCATAATGGATGAGTCATTAAATAAAGACTTCCAAGTGGAGTTATCCATTCCCTAATCTTAATTCCATAAACAGTTGTAGTTGGGCCAAAAGAAAAATCTCCAGAATTCTTAACAAGTTTATTTACAGCCACAAGTGCTCCAGAACCACACATAGCAAGCTTATCCAAACTATTATATCTAAAAGCAATTTCAAGATTTGTATCCAACCAATCATCACCACCAGATAACCAACTCTGACCTGAATAACGACTATCTGTAGCATAATTACTTACAGTTCCACCAGAACCACCTTGACCAGTATATCCACCTCGGATAGCAGGAACTATACCAAGAGTTGTCCTTTGAATTTTTCCATCAGCTCCAATAGTCTCTGAAGGAACTCCCCAGAAAAAAGCATGCTCCATTGTAATAGAATGCCTTTCTAAAGTTTCCATTTTAATTCTCTGATAATACTGAGGATTAGTCCTTAATTTTGTTGCTAAAGCTGTACCAGAAATTTCAAGAGGCTCCCTAAAAATTTGGGTAAAATTATACCATTTTGTAGGGTCATCAGAAAGTGCATCAGGCATTCCAGCACCTTCAGCATTAACATTTCCAGCAATAAGAATAACATCAGCATCACTCAAATCATGAGAAGAACTATTATCATCATCTTCAAGAAGTACAACTCCAAGATAAGAATTAGCTCCATTTTCTTTTCTTACATTTATTCTTCCTACAACATCAACAGTAAGATCAGATGCATCACGCAAAACTACTTCATGACCTAATCTAAAATATCCAAGATCTGTAGCTGACATTTTAATAAATAAAGTATCACCAGAAACTCCACCACTGGTATAAGCTACACTAAGATCTGTATCAGTATAAACACCAGTAATAGTTCCTCTCATTGTAGCTAATCCTTTTGTCCACCAATGAAACTGAGGATCATCTACTTTTTCTTTTTTCATTTTACTTAACAAAGCAGTTAATGGTGCACTACCATTAGGTTTCAAATAAAGTATTTGCTCTCTCCAGCTTTTTGGCCGTTCATCCTCTGCCCAATCACCTGTTCCACGCATTCCAAACATATCATATACTCCTTTCTTATTTATTTAAGCATCACTTACTGCATCAAAATTACATGCAGAAGTTGTACCTACATTTACATAAAGTCCAGTTGTTCCAGCAGCTACAGAAGTATCTACAAATAAACATCCTTTTGCATAACCAGCAGTTCCATCAACTGGAACATCTGTTCCCCGTGCCCTGACAATCTTTCTACTTTCATCACGTTCAAGTACCATGATGTAATTAGTAGTACCTGCCCTGGAAGCAGATAAAGATTCACCTGCAAGAATAATACTCTTCAAGTGTTTAACTAAAAATTTACCGGCAAAACTCATATCTTACCTCCTTTATTGTAGTCCACATTCAAATTCTTTTAATACAACTTCTCCAGCAATATCAGAAGAATTAAGAAAATAAAAGAATGGGACAACAACTTCTCCGCTATCAAAAGTAAAAGAAGCAGTTATTGGTGGAATTGTTCCATCTACTCTAAATGTAACTACTCCATCCTCTGCAACTAATACCTCCAACATATGAGTCTCTCCATCATTCCAATCTTTAGTTGTATTAACAGTTGCTGTAGCTCCACCATTAAGAATAGTTTCAATATAAATATCTCTATTAATAACATTAATGGCAGCCATTTCATCATAATTATCAATAGCAGCCTGATATGCTTCAACTTTCCTAAAACCAAAAGCACAGTCATCAGTACCACTTACATCAGCAATACTAAACTTCATCTTTGCATAAAATGCTGGAGAAGTTCCAACAGTAAAAACTCCTCTATTTGCAGCATTAATACCTAAACAAAGTTCAACACCATCATTATTTGTTTGATCCATATTAACATCTAATCCACCTACTCCCATAGTTGGACTTACAATAGTCTGTGTCCCAAGAATATGATACTCCCAAAGAGAGTTATTAAGTTTCATAAGATTCTCATCACCAGTACTTCCTGTTGCAGCACCAGCCCCAGCTTTTTTTACACTCACTGGTTCTGAATCAAAAAACTCATGTATATAATCATTTCTCTTTGTCCGTATTGCACCTTCCATAATTGCACCTTCAGGAAGTACAATCGGCCCTCCTTTAGTCATACTATCTATAATTCTTCCTTCACCAGGCATAACAATATCTCCTTTGTAATTATAATCTTAAAGATGTAATCATCTCATCAATTTGATCAGATTGATCATTTTTACTTTTCTTTTTCTTACCACTTATTTTCCTTGCCCCTTTAGTTTTAGCAAAGGCAGGCTTTTTCTTCTTCCCTTTCCCAGGCGCAGAAGTTTTCTTTATCTTTTTTATTCCTAAAGTTTTATATAACACCTCAGCAGTTTCCTTTAATACCTCATCAATAGAAGCATTATCTCCTTTTTGTTTAGCAATATCACTTGCCGTAGCACTGACATAACTTTTAATATTTTTAAATGCTGGATGTTCATTATAAAAATCTCTTTTCTTCTGTAAAAATGTTGTTTGAGTTGAAACACTCTTATTGATTAATTTTGGAGTAACTTTTAAAATTTTATCAATAGTTTTATTATGTGTTTGTTCAGTATATATATTTAAAAATTTTTTAAATGCACTTACTTCATCTTCTTCCCAATCAAGAGTTTCAACAAAAGAATTAAATTCTTTAGATTTAAATGGGTCAATAACTTCTTTATTAAGTTCTTTATCATTATCTTTCTCCTTTTTAGATGTAAGAATAATTTCTTTTAGATCTGCTACTTGCTTCTGAAGAGCAGCAATTATAGGAGATTCCTTCTCTTCATCTTCCTCATCATCTTCCTCTCCTTCTTCCTCTTCATCAACATCCTCGTCTTCTTCGTCAAAATCCTCTTCTTCCTCTTCCTCTTCTTCATCTATCTCATCCTCATTATTGGAATCTTTACTTATTTTCTTTTTCTTCTTATCTTCTTTTTCTTCCTCTTCATGAGTATCTGGAACTCCTCCACCTTGACTTTCCAACATTGTTTCAATTTCTTCTACTAAAGCTTCATTTGCATTAATAAATCTAAAAACTCTTCCCCATTTAATTAACATCACTATTCTCCTCTTTAGTTTCTTTTAAATCACTTATTTTATTTTGTAACATATCTGAAAATAATTGCTTCATTTCTAATAAATTTCTTTTCCTTCCCCTAAACATATCATATTGTCTTCCAGAAAATTGACATTCAAAATCTTCAAGCATTAAAGAAGTTTGAATTAACCTTAAATCAATTTCAGAAATAAAATCCTTATAAATAGTACTTGATAAAAATCTCCTCAAATCTTCTGGAGAACTTCGAATGTTTTTTAATAATCTTTCTTTATATAATTCTTTTTCATCTTTCATAATTACCCTGCTTGATTTAATGGAATTAAATTTCCTTTCTGCACTTCTTGATCAATAGTTTCATTTTGTTGAATATTAGCTCCCTGCCTAATAAAGTTATCTACATTCTTTGCCCCCTCTCCCCTAAGAATATGCTTAAAGACTTTTACAATATCAAATTTTTGAGTTAATTCTGGTTGCTGACTTAAGATTTCAAACATCTTAAGATATACGCCATTATTATTTCCACCAGGAATACTACCATCCCTAACTAAAACATCATAATTAATATCTAACTGATCTGGAGAAACTTTCATTCTTCCCCTACTAATACTTAAAGAATATTCTTCTTTGAGAAGTTCTGACCAGGCTCCAGTAACTTTAATATATTCTTCTTTATCCATAACTTGTTTAGTATGCTCTGCAAAAAATTCTCCAATATCTTGCATTCCCTGAAGCCCAATAAGTTTTGCAACTCTTTCCAAACGACTAATACCACCAGCAGCAGTACCCTGAAATTCTGCTTTAGTTAATCTTTCTGGGCCTCCAGATCTTAATGCACCCATTGCAGTATCATCAGTAGCACCTATTTTCTGCATTAAACTAACAATCCAATTTGAATCATTTATATTATTCTGAGTGATATCATTAATTTGAAGTTGTTTCACAGCATCAGAAATTTTCCCCATGCCCCATGCTGGCCTCCTCATCCTAATTAATTTTCCTGGTTTTGGATCCTTCAAGTCATTACTATTTACAAGATATGGATCATAAATAATAGTATCATTAATAGCCTTTCTTACATTAGTAATGTGAGTGTTAAAGAGAAAGTCAAGTACTCCCTGTAATCCAGAAGTAATTTCCATACGTCCCAGGGGAGTTGGACTATATCCATCAAAATCTGGACTGATTAAAGCTAATGGAAATTTATCATGATCAAATGCTGCTGGTCGAGCAGATAAGACTATGGAATCTCCAGCAATTCTAAAGAACCATTTTTCAGGTACTTGACTTTCTCCTAATTTCCATTCCTTAGGAATTATCTTTATATACATATTTATTTCAGTAATTGGCTTTATAACATCTGACACTTCTTTAAAAACACCAGAATGTAAATTTCGTGCTGAATTATCTACATCATAAATAGATGTTCCACGATTCTTAAATAGCTTTAAATATTTTACATTAAATAAATCCTCATCATTATATTCATCAGAAAGAAGATTTATATAATTAGTATCACTTACCCAACCAATAAATTCTCCTTCTTGTAAACTTCCTGCAGCAACATTTGGATCAGGTAAATATCTATATGGATCAATATTTATTAATGCATTTCCTTCAAACTTTTGATTTGAACTCATTTTCCATATAGGCGCCACTACCCCAAATCCATTAACAAATGCATCACGAAACATTGTATGTAAATTTAACATTACTTTGAATTTATTACAATGGAGGTTTATTACTTTCTCAAGTAATATTGCTCCCATAACATCATCAGGACTATATCCTTCATATCGAAATATAGGATCCCTAAAAAATGCAGTCATCATATAACTTAATAAAGTTTCTAAAATTGCATAACTATATGGAAAAACAATACTTACAGGTTTCCTATCATCCATAGATAAAATATTTCTTTCATCATCATCTATTCGTTTATATGCAGTTAAGAATTTATCTTGCTCATTCCAAGAATCAAATCTCTTTATCATCATACTACTTGATATTTGTGCCCGAGAAAGGATTTCTCTAACAATAAATTTACTCAACTCACTATCTGGATGTAACTTTAATCCTTCAGGATACTTATCTGTATAATTAAAATCAGTTCTTTTTATCTGATTTTTTTCAATATCTGTTAATTGTTGTCCATATACTAATCTTTGCATATATACTCCTTAAGCAATTCGCCAATTATCCATCTCTAATTGTTCATCTTCTAATTCAAGAAACTCATCTTCAAAAGTATTATCATCATCTTCTGGATCAAAAAACATTGCATGTTCGTCCATAATTTTATTAATATAACTTAATGCATCTATAATATCTTTTCGCTTACTTTTTGGATGCCAAATTAATTGATTCTCCAAAGGTGTACAATTATCCTTATTATGATAAATATAACCTAATTTATAATGTGGAGCTAATGTTGATATCCTTTTATCTTTATCTCCAACAGCATTTAATGCAATATAATTAGGATAAATTCCTCTCACTCGCATTTGATTTTGTAATGGCTGACGAATAAATTCTCCTAAACCAGTTTCTTCTACAGCAAGAATAGTTGCATTATACATAAGTATAGATGTAAAAATTGCCTCATATAAATCATCAGGCTTAACCTTTTCTGCCCAAGGAGATCGTACAAATATTTTTCTATCCTTTCTACTTACGGAAACTACAACAACAGCAGACTCAGCACTTTGAAGTTTTACAGTTCTTGCCGGATCAACTATTACTACTGTAATAACATCTTTAACATATATTTTATGTAATTGAATTTTATTAAGTTCGTTCACTTTTGAACACACCTCAAAATGATCTCCACACTCAGTATAATATTTAAAATAACTTTCTTTAAAGATAGCATCTTCAAGAGAAATTGGAATATTCATATACTCCATATAAAAAAGATCAGTATCTCCATTTTCCTTATGCACTTCATATTCATGCTTAATCTCTTCAGTTGTCATATAATTAGCATCATAAGTATTAAAATTCTGATCACAAATACTAAGTACGCCATCTGGAGTATCTACATTTATCCAATCATTTGAATCAATTAATTTTTGTAATAAAGAATCTTCATCCTTAATGGTATCAATATATAAAAACTCAGCTTGTTTTCCATACTTACTTTCAGTTTTCATGAGATCTGAAAAGAACCATAGGTTTAATTTCTTTCTTTGATCCTCACTTTTAACTAATTCTGTACTCTCAAGATCATCAATAACAATTATTCCTGGACGATAACCCATCCAGTTTTGTCCTCTAACTTGTTGCCCTGCCCCACGAGGAAGTACAAAAACTTCTCCATATGCTACCCAAGATTGTTTACTAAAACTATCCTTATATCCTTTCTGAGAAAAACTTACTTCACCAAAGAATTTTGTAATAAGCTCACTCTGTAACATTCTTTTTATATGTTCAGTACTATTCTCTGCTGATGTTGCTGAGTTTGAAAGATAAATGATAAAATTAGTTTCTCTGAATACTATAGCCTTACATACTCGAATCTTAGCCATAGTTGTTTTTCCAATTCCTCTTGGAGCGGCCAAAGATTTTTTTCGCCACTCATGATCCATAACATAAAACATCTTATTATGAAGAATACTAAATGGAGCATCAACTTCTTCTGGAAAAAAAGTCTTTGCAAACATTTGAGTATCTGTCATACAAGATAAGATTAATTCTTGTATTTCTGGATCATGTTTATCAAGATATAACATTAATTAAAAACCTTTATAAAAATTTCTATTCTTTTGTAATTGTTCAATAGTAACATTATTTTTTGTTACATCATCTTTAATATTTCCCAAATAAGCTGTAAGAGAAATAATGATCATTATTACAATACTGATAGTAAAATAAAAAAGTTTATTTGATACCTTGTTTTCTAATAATGAAGATAATCTATTGAAAATTAAATCATGCTCCTTTGAATTATCTGAGCTAAAAGAATCAAATTTATTACAAAGATTTTTAGTCTCAGTAATATTTTGAATAAGTAAATCTCTATCTGATAAGTTTTTAAATTGATTCATAAAAAATTTCATCCCTTTTCAAGTTCAATTCTTCAATTCTATTTAAACAATCTTTTTCAGTTTTAAAT